CACTTGATCTTACTTCTAATTTTGATAAGTTTCATGATTGTGAAGTTATGTCTATAATTGTTAGTCCAAATCCAATTGGATTTTCTGAATTAATTATAAACATTTCAACCGTAAATTTTCGTGTAACGAATAATCTTAATGAGGATGATTTTCGGAATATGGTAGTGAGTAACGGTGATTACTATACTAGGACAATGGATAATTCTATCTCGTTGTCGTTTAATAACAATGAGACTGCTAGAGGAATGATAAAATGCCTTCTTGATAGTGGGGTAAAATCTAAAAATATTAACTTAATCTTATTTGTTGATAATCCAATACCTCATTATGTTAATTTATACTCCTATCTATTTAATAGTCTTCATTGTACTGATATCAAGATTTATTCTGATGAAGTAGTATTTGATGAAACAACCGAACTTGTTAAAATTTTGGAAGTTGATAAAGTATATAGAACTCCTGAAGATTATTACTTTATTTGTGCAGATCTAAATAAAAACAAAGATGCTTTCAATAAAGCACTTTTATATTTATCCGCATACGTAAACAAAACCTATAAAACAAAATGAAAATGGAGGAAACTAAAATGAACAACAACAAGAAAATGGTAACACTGAAGGATATTATCAACAGTGGAATGATCGAAAATGGTACAGATATCCTTGTATCTGAACAATACAAGAATGGAGCTACAGCAGTAACTACCAATATCATTTCTGATTATTTGAATCATGAAGTGATTAACATTAGTCCTTTCTCTCCAAACGCAGTGTGTGTAAATGTAAAGAGTAAGAAGGACAATGATTTTATCCCAGACCTTACAGAATCGAAAAACATGACAATCGGTGATTTGAAAGAAGCTATTAAATATCTTCCAGATAATATGAAAGTATTCATTCCTTTGTATGAAGGAACAGAAGAAAACATTATTCCAGTAGACCATTGTTATGCTAACATCGCAGGTATAATTGATGATAAGCTCTATGGAAAAGGTTTTACATTTGGAACACTTTCCGATGCATCGAACCTTACAATGGAACGCATCTATCAAGCCTCTAAGGAAACAATTTGTGTTGAACAATTGTTCCCTGAATTGGATAAGCCTGAGACGAAAAAACAAAAGCCAGAGAAGACAAATAAACCTCAAACTATAAACGCAGAATCTGATGTACCTGAAATAATTGCAGGAACACCTATAATTACAAATATAATCGGTAAATCAGTTGAAGAGGCGATAGAACGTATTCATTTAACCAATGAAAAACAAAAAATTGAGTCTTTTGAAATAAAATTAATTTTAAAGCGTAAATATAACGAAGTTGATTTGGTTTCTTATATCCTTGCTTATTCTAAAATAGATATTGATGATAATATTGAAAATAAGGTGATCAGTGAAAGGCTTAAAGACTTAGTTGTTGATAATGTATCGATTACTCAAGAATTTTTAGGAACATCTTATGAGCATACGATTTATAGAATCTATATAAATATAGATGAAAGTAAGAATACAGATGTTGTTAATAAGAATATAGATGTTATTGACCAGATAATTAGATCTTTGACACCTACACAACAATATCCTTTTTATCCTAAACAACAACATCATTTTTATGAGGATTGTCCTAATGGAGCTGCTCCAAATAAAAATAATCTTATCTGTAGTCGTTGCGATGACAAGGATAAATGCGACAAATAAAGTATCTCAAAAGATAGTATAAGATAGTTTAAGAATATTCACCAACGTACGTTATATGTACGTTGGTGTTTATTTTTTGCTTATTTTTTATTGACTTAGATGATAACTTATATGTAAAATTATTAAAGGAGGTCCATAGTATGGATAAGATTAAAGTAGTAAAACGGAATGGAAGCATTGTGGATTTTGATAAAACCAAAATCTTCAATGCAATTAAGAAAGCAGTCGAAGCTTCTCATGCAGATAGTGAGAAATTCGATGCATCAATTTGTAATAAACTTACTAACGCAATTACCATTATGTCAAAGCAGAAGTGTGTATCTGATACTACAGATTTAATAAATGTGGAAGATATTCAAGATATTGTTGAACGAACTCTTATTAAGTGTGAATATGCAGACACTGCAAAAGAATATATCTTATATAGACATAAGAGAAATGAGATTCGAAATACAAGAGATTCTATCTCTAAATCTATTTCAGAATTGTTGAACCATGAAGCAAATAGCAGTGACCTTAAACGTGATAATGGTAATATTGATGGTGATTCTCCAATGGGTACAATGTTACAGATTGGTTCTAATGTATCTAAGAATTACTATCTGAATAATATGATTAGTAAGGATATCGCAAAAGCACATACTGATGGATTTATCTATATTCATGATTTAGACTTTTATGCTTTAACACTTACTTGTTGTCAGATTGACTGCCTAAAGCTATTTAAAGGTGGTTTTAATACTGGTCATGGACATTTAAGAGAACCAAATTCTATTGGTTCTTATGCTACCCTTGCAGCTATTGCTATTCAAAGTAATCAGAACGATCAGCATAGAAGATAACTGTGCCATTATATAGAAATATATAATTGCAAAGCAACGTGAACTCGTTTATCAGCGAGGTGTGAAAGAATCGTTTAGACTTATATAGGAAATGATATATTAATTCTTTTGCTAACAGGGAATGAGCCCGCAAGAATCCTGTGCCAAGCTTTATATTATAATAATACATTGAAGGTCTAGAGACTAGAAAAAGGGTAGGTCTTGCATAAGAAGACCGAGTAACCGAGTATCGTTAGGGCTGAGATTGATACAGCTCCGAAGTGCGTTGGGAACTGACCACTTGAAGGTGAAGTTCGTGATATAGTCCTGTTGATTGTAGTGATTGACAGGGTGGGCAGGCAATACCTAATTTTGATTACGCCATGGCTCCTGGCATTTATAAGACGTTTAGAAAAGCATTAAAAAATAACCTTTATAGATATATGGACTATGATAAGTCTCATCTTAATTATTTTTGGGATCATGGATATTATAGTGAGAGTCATAAAGAGATTATTGAAAAAATTAATGGCTATATTGAATCTGATAACTCTGTGTTAGATGAGTTACTTGGTGGCGTTCGACTTAGATCAATTTTTGATGATACTGATTTTGATATTATAGAAGATTCTGTTAAAGATACAGAAAGAGCTTGTTATCAAGCTATGGAAGGATTAGTTCATAATCTTAACACTTTGCATTCTAGAGCAGGTGCTCAAGTTCCATTTAGTTCAATCAACCTGGGTACTGATACAAGTAATGCAGGTAGAATGGTTACTAAGAATTTGTTACTTGCTATGGAAGCTGGACTTGGTAATGGAGAAACAGCTATCTTTCCAATTGTAATCTTTAAAGTAAAGGATGGTGTAAATTATAAACTTCATGATCCTAATCATGACTTACTTCAATTATCATATAGAGTAACTGCAAAGCGACTTTTTCCAAATTATATTTTCGAAGATGCTACTTTCAATAAGCAATATTATAAACCAGGACATCCTGAAACTGAAGTAGCTTGTATGGGATGCCGGACTAGAGTAATGGGAAATGTATATGATCCTGAAAGAGAAGTTGCTTATGGAAGAGGCAATTTGTCTTTTACTACAATTAATCTTCCAATGCTTGCTCTTACAGCTGATGGTAATGAAGATAAATTCTATGAATTGCTAGATAAATATCTTGAACTTTCTAAGAAACAGCTTCTTGAAAGATTTGAGATTCAAGCAAAACGCAAAGTTAAAAATATGAGTTTCTTAATGGGTCAAGGTGTATGGATTGATTCTGATAAGCTTGGTCCAGAAGATGAGATTCGTGAAGTAATTAAACATGGTACAATGTCTATTGGATTTATTGGACTTGCCGAAACATTAGTTGCTTTGTATGGTCATCATCATGGTGAAGGAAAAGAATATTGGGATAAAGGATATAAAATTATCAAACATATCAGAGAATATACTGATAAGATTTCTCAAGAATATAAGTTAAACTTTAGTACATTTGCTACGCCTGCAGAAGGATATTCTGGTAAATCTCTTAAACAATGCAGAAATAAATTTGGCATTATTAAGGGCGTAACTGATAGAGAATACTTTACAAATAGTATGCATATTCCGGTTTACTTTGATATCTCAGCAGAAGAAAAGATTAAACTAGAAGCTCCTTTCCATGAACTTTGTAATGGTGGACATATTTGCTATATTGAACTTGATGGTGATACCACTAAGAATGTTGGAGCGATTGAAGCTGTTGTAAAATGTATGCATGACAATAACATTGGGTACGGTGCAATTAATCATCCTGTAGATAGAGACCCAGTTTGCGGTTATACCGGTGTTATCAATGATGAATGTCCTTGCTGTCATAGAAAAGAAAGTGAAGATGGAATTAAAATAGAACGTATTAGACGTATTACTGGATATCTAGTAGGTTCTTTAGACAGATGGAATGATGCTAAACGTGCAGAGGAAAAAGATAGAGTAAAGCATGGTATCTAATCTATATATGTATTAATTTTCTGAGGGATGAGAAATCATCCCTCTTCTTTTTTGATATTTATAGTCTCATTAACAATTTATTAAAATATCAATAAGAAAAGGAGCGTCAATATTATGCCTATTGATTTATATAGAAATAGTGGTATCTACAATATGATTGCTGAAGGAGAGATTGCAGATATTTTATCAAACTTTAATTCAGCTTATGTAATGGATGTAATCGATTCTAATCTTAGAAATCGATTTGCTTATAATCCAACTCTATCGAATCCAAATATTGTGAATTCTTATGAATTGAATTTTAAAGGAATGCTTGCGAACTTTCCTACCGATGCAGATAATATCATGTCTATTCGACAGGAGACGTATCTTGACATCATTAATAAAATTTGTAATACATTCAATATGCAATATATTGGTGATGAACCAGATTGTTATACTTTAGCATATAATGTATATGATTTGTTTGTTTCTGGTTATGCTAGAAACATTATTAATTTTTTCTCAAGATATATCTATCGTTATTGTGCTGAGATATATAATAATATGGGCCTCGAAAAATATAAAAAGAATAAAGATAGTACAACTAGCTATATTAGAAAAGCATATGGTAATGTAAAATATGTAGATATTATCATTGCTAGAATTAGAGAAGTTGTGTATTATATTTCTGGATTTGATATCGACTTTTACACATTCTTGACTTTTAATTATTCTAGAGAGATGTGTGATTTTCTATATACAAATATTGCACCATTAGGGAACATCTTTAAGGATGAATTTTGTAAAGTAGTGGACAATCCAGCAATTCTAACTGAAATTAGAATCGCAATTCAAAGTCTATTAGAACAAGATTTGAAAAGTCAAGAACAACAGCAACAACCAAATTATAATGAAGAACAAGAAGATTCTGAAGAGGAAGACAACGAATTAAATGACGATACTGATTTCAACAATTTATACTAATTTATGTAGAAAGAGGGAACAATATGCAAAGTAGTTATTTAGATAATCTTTCTGATGAAGATTTAAATGCACTTGTAGATACTTTATGTTCAGCCAGAGATAATAATCCAGATGTTGTACTGTTGGATAGTATTAAACAAGAGCAATCTCATATTGACCCGTTTATTCAAGAGAAGATGAATGAGGAATATGAGAAAGAAATCATTCAAAATGACATTATCAAAAGTATTTTTGAAAGCAGCACACCAATGACACAAGAAGAAATGAATGAGTTAAAAGCGAAGGGTATTTATAATAAATACATTCGTAATAATAGAAATTATAATCCGTATGAGGAGGAAGATGCCATGCAATCTGTAGAAGAAGAAATCATGAGAACAATGAATGAAGAAGCTGTTGAAGAGGTTATTGATATTCCAGAAGAAGAGGTAATCAACGATGACAGTTCGTTTCAAGAACCAGAAGAAACCATCATTGATGAAACAAGTGATGACATTAGTGAAAGTCAGAATTCTTCTAACACTAAAGAAGATCTTAGAGAAGTTTTAAAGAATGAATCAGAATCACTTCATGAAGTGACTGAAGAATTTAATAAGACTCTGAAAGACATTGCTTCTGGTAAAGCAATTGAAGAGATGATCAAAACAACAGAAGATAATTCTGATGATGAAGAATATAAACCGATGTCTGTTGAAGAAATGAATGATGTACCTGCTACAAAGCTCAATGTAGATGAATCATTGTTGACTTCAGCAATCACCAAAGAATATTCTGATGTATCTACAGAAGATGCCATGGAATTGATTAAAGTTATGAATCGGTATAAAGCCGGTGAAAAGTTTAAGGTATTCGATGCTCTTCCAGAATCATTAAGAAATATCATTTCAAAAGAAGCAATGGAATCTGGTGCTGGTAGCAAGTCTATTATGGAATTCTTTGCTAAGAACTTTATCAATGGTCTTGTAAGTGATACTTATATTGATAAGGAAATCAAAGATTTTAATGAAGAAATGAAACAAGTTACAGAGCCAATGAAGAATATTGCTGGGTCTGTAATGGATGAATATTCTGATGAAATCTATAATAAGTATACAGTAGAGATGGAAAAGAAAGCAGAAGAACTGAAAGAAACAAATCCTGAAAAAGCAAAACAGCTTCTTACTATTGCCGATAACTATAGAGAAGCTTTTAACTTTAATAGAGTTAAAGCATTGATTGAAAAACAATCCAATATCAATTGGGCTTATAAGGAAGCAAGAGACCATTGGACAAAGTTGTGTAATAAATATAGAGATGTCGTTTTTAAAATAAAACCGACTCCTAGAGATATCAGTCAATGCTTAATGACCTTATCAACACTTGGTTATCCAGAACAGTATACAAAAACATTTATTGTTCTATTAGCAAAGACGATTACAGATGCTATTGAAGTAGGAACTGTTGAAGAACATATTTATGCATACTATGCTTCTAATGCTATTTATACAATTGCTTTTACTGCAAATAGTAGTAAGGTAAATAAAATTGTAGATGAAAGTATTACAAACATTATGAATAAAATTAATGACTATATGGTTCCATTAACTTCTAGAAATACAAAGAAGAATAAGAAAAGAAACAAAAATACTAGATCTATTGCTGAGGTATATATTTCTGGATTAAAGGATCCATCCTATCCAATTAAAGAATATCATGGTATTATTGAAAATAACGAGTAAGCTCAAACATTTCAATAAATAATTAAAGGAGGTATTCCAATGATTAATTTTTTGAAATGTGACGCCAAAGCTATTATAAAACTTGTCCTTGATTTATCATATCAAGAAAGAAATAGAATAGCTCATGAAGTAATTGAAGTTGATAATAATACAGTATATAGATTTACTGTTGCTGATAATATGTCTGGTATGAAAACACTTACTGGACGTATTACAGCTTTTACAATGTGTCCTGAAAGAGAAGTTATGTCTTTCGTAAATCAAAACGTAAAACCATCTGTTGTAGATACAATTACAGTAGATTGCTCAGGTGACGGTGTATCTGATATCAAACGTATTAATGTGAACGATATTAGAAATATTGAAGAATTGAAAGATTCTGGTTTTGAAGAAATCAAACAAGATACGAAAGATATTGATACATTCAAATAAGAAAAGAGGTAAATAATAATGAAACAAACAAAATCCATGTATGAATTAATGAAACAGACTGTATTTAAATATGTAAAATCTCATCTTGATGTCACTGATAAAGATGTAAATTTTACTGAATCTGACGTATATATCGTTTGGGCTTGTAAAACTCTACAGAACTGGAAAGCATTAGTTAGTACAACTTTACCAGATGGTATGTATTATGAATGTACCTATAATGGTGATAAAAAGGAAATGTACTTGGATGCTTATAAGAAATTTGAAAATGTAGGAATTAAAATGGAGGATTGTGAATATGTATAATTTAATGAATAAGTATAGAGTAATTGTAGCCGGTTCGAAATTCGGTAAGATTTTCGATATGCTTTACAATCTTGAAAAAGATAATTATGGTAAGACGTTTCGTGAATACTATGGTATGAGACTCCCTGAATGGAAAACTGATGTTGTTATTAAGGTACAATTTCCTGATAAGTATGATAAGATGAGTGCTCCATATCTGTATGTCGAAAGCCGATTTGGTAGAGTACCATGGAAGGAAACTTATATTGAACTGTTTGCTGAGAATTGGCAGTTAGTAAAGTTCATTCCAGATAATCAGTCTATTAAGACTGTAGAAAATATCAAGTCATCTATTATGAATGATATTGATAAGCAGTTCAAGACTGAATATCAAAATAAGATGAATAAAGAAACTATCGACACAATCAAAAAGCAGGCTGTGGTAACACCTTGTGGTTGTAAATGTAAGGCAGAAGAATCTTCTGATAATAAAATCACTAATTTTTCTGACTTTATCGAGAAGTTTATCGAAAGTATTGATTTTAATCAAGCCAATACTTCGATTGATGATATTTTGAAGATGTTAGATTAATAGACAAAATACGGGTGGAGCTAGAAATAGCTCCACCTTTGTTTATTCTTCTGAATAAAAATTATTGATGATACTTAGCATATCATATGAACTTTCATCTACACCCATTTGGTCTTTATTTATATTATATTGTCTAGCATATGCATCTCTACCAGCTTGAGTTTTTAATATCTCATCCATTGCTCTATCATTCTCTGCTTTTTGTTCAGCAAGGAATTGTTGATATAATTTTGTTTTATCTAATTTTGATAACTGGTCTTTAATCATATCATCATTATCAAGATTTTCAATATCTCGTACAATTCCAATTGATTCTGTTGCAGTATAATCTTGGAAGATTTCTTGTGCTTCATCATCTGCTGTTCGTAAAGTAGGAATATCAATATGCCAGTTTTCTCTTACATTTTTACCATAATATAATGGATAAATTGAATATAGATATGAGAATAACCCATCATCGTGACTATTTGCAGAGTGGTCAATTCGACCAGTTTTCTTTAACTCTAGATTCTTTAATTCTTCTAATAGAATTGGAGAAATAAATTTGTCATAATGATCTCTGACTCTATCAGTAAGTAAATCCATTAATCGTTCTCTTACATCTTTAGAGTTATCAACACCATATACTTTTGTTATTTGTTTTCGTTTATTAGACTTTGTACCGAATCCTAATCGTTCTTCAATTGTTCTTTCTTTGATTTCATAATAAAGATTATTTCGAATTCTGGATTTCATTAACTGTGCTAATGTACCAGTACCAACACCGTTTCGTTCAATTGTCACAAGAGAATTAGGAAGATAATTTGTGACCAATGTATAGATAACATTACCTAAATCTACAGGATTAATATAGTTACAGTTAAAGTCAGCTACTAATTTTGTAGTACTAGATTCTGTAACAGAAATTGCAGAAGAGTCTTTAGAATATCCTGCTGCAACGTCGACACCGATTAATGTCTTCTCTCTTGGATTGATTTCAGAATAGATATTGAATAAGAAGTTAGAGATATAAATTTGCTTAATTGGGTTTCTAACATATCTTTCTACATTTCTTAATTCATCTTGTGTAAAAGGACAATTTTCAGAACTTGTTGCCCATTCAAGAAGATATTCACGTCTAATATCTGTCCATTTCTGGTTCTGTTCTTTGATTCTTTCTTTTAACCAATCTTCACTTAATCCAAGTTGTTGATAAGTAGTTCTAATATATACGAATATAGATTTCTCATTTGCATTTAACGTTTCAGTTAGCTTCTGTAAAGAGAAGTCATACCATAATTCTGAGAATGGTGTCATCTTATTTTTCAAATCAAACATATATTGTCCTTCTTCTGTGGTTAAGAACCCAGGTGTAGAAGTTAGACATAATCCATGTGGAGCACCATTTTGCTTACAGTTTCTAAACGCAGTTGTTAATGCAGGCATACCATTCTGCAAAGATTCTTCTAAGTATTGGAAGAACGCAGATTCGTCAATCCAACAGTTTGTAACAGTACGACCACGAAGTAACGATATTGCAGATGTACGGTTTCTAGCCATAGGCAGTGCTTCTATCTTATTAAAGTTAATCTTATGCTGCAGATATTGTACTGTATTTGTAGCTTTTAGTTTCTTGCCATCGATACCAAATGCTTGGTCAAATCTTAAATAAGATGGCAGAGCTTTAATAATATTCTTCAAGTCATTTAAATTACGTTTAGCATCATCATGTTTTTTATTTAAGAATATCATATTTGCGTTTCTAGATCCAAAATTATATACCCATGAGAACCATACGTTTGTACCAACTGTTTTACCAGTCTGACGAGGTTGTTCTTCATATATATTTAGATTTAAAGTAAAACAAAAATTTAATGCAAGGTTTCCTCTATCCAGTCGATATCTTACATATGGACCACCTTGACTTTGTACTCTAACAACTTCTCTTACATAATACCAAAAGTTTCTTTGACATTCAACAAAAATCTTTTGTTTCATATAAGTAGGTAAAGATAAGTCATATGGATCTACATTTGCTAAATCTCTATCATATAGCAATAGATGAAATTTATTATTCTTAATCCCTCTAGCTTTTAAATAATAATGCATCTCTAGAAATGACTTATTGAGAGTATTCATTTGATAATATACTGTTACATAATTACCAGTAGCATCACATCTAGTATCTGATTGGACGGTTTCATTATTTTTTTGCTTGCTAAACAAAGTGCCTACTAATGGGATATATCTTTTTCTACTAGTGTTATTATCTGGAATTGGATTCATATTGTTTAAATTTTCTCTAATACTGTAACTAACATCAGAATTATCAGAGTCATCATTAACAATTGTAACACCTGTATCTACAATTTTAACAGCCATAATTATACTCCTTTCTAAAGATTTTTATTAATAAGTTAATGTAATCAGAGGCAATGAGGAATGTTACAAATTAATGGAATAGAAACAATCTAATAAAATAAATTGGCAAAAAGCCAGGAGGTATTATTATGAATAATAACAATCAAACATTTCAGGGTAATGGCGGAAGCAATGATGTCTTCACCCCTTCCACTCGTTCGTCTTATAAATTCTTTAACTCAACTTCCTCTTTGGATAAAACAATGCTGACTTTCACTTATTGGAATTCTCTTCTCAGAATTACAATGAATCCGATTGTTGTTCAGGATGGTTCTGCTAATAAGATTGATACAAACAACCGTATCGATATGTATTTCTCTCCATCTAAAGCACAAATGTTTTTACACTGTATTCAGACATTTAGAAAGAACCCAGATGCTTATAAGAACATCGGTGTTAACACAAATAAAGGTATTATCTTTATTGCAAATGGCGAAAAGATGTATGGTGTAAAGGGTACGTTTATTGTAATTAATCTCATTAATAATGAGAACGGTAAAAAAGAAGGAGAAGCTGCATATCAGATTAATTCTGATGTATATTCTATCGTAGATTATGCTGGTGGTACAGACTTTACAAAGAATTTCGATTATTCTGAAGAAATCGAATTGGATATGATTGAGATTCTTCTGAAGAACTTTATCTCTGCATATACAAATGCGGTCGCATCTAGTATCTTGGAAGTAAATAAGTATAACGACCATCGGATGTTTAACTTTGTTAAGGATGTAAGAGAAAAGCTTGGCATCAGTAACAAGGAATCCAAGAGTAGCAAATACAATAATTCTAGTTGGTTTAATAACAATGGTAACAATACCACTGTTGTTTCTGATAGTAGTCCAAAGGTTAATACAGCTGATTATGAAGAGGTCATGAATGATATTGCTTCTTTGATGGATTAAACTCATGGAGAAGGATACGTCCTTCTCCTTTTCAATGAAAAAGAAAGGTGAGGAAAATAATGCCATTAACTATTATATTCGTTGTGATAATACTATTATTATTTTTATATTCGTTATAATAATAGTATTATCATTCGTTGCACTTGTATTTCAGTTTGTATATCTTGTGGAAATCAATGAAAAAGAAAGGTGTGGAAAATAATGCCATTGCTTATTATATTCTTTGTAATAATATTACTATCGTTTATTGCACTTGTACTTCAATTTATATATCTCGGTGAGATTAATCCGGAAACTAATAAATTAGCAAAAATTACACATAAGATTATCAATTCAAATAGAATCATTAGAATTCTTTTAACTGGAGTTAATCCTTTGGTATATGCTATATACATTCAGTTTTGTATCTTAGCTATAATCATTGTAATTGCATTGTTTTAAAGGAGGATTGATAAAATGATTACAGATAAAGTTGATTTGGAATATGGTATTGTAGTTGTTGACAAGGATGATAAGTTTAAAGGATATTTAGCAAAGAACTATTATGATGCTTATTGTCTAAATGAACTTAGTACATCTTTGAAATTTTTAACAGAAGAAGCTGTTACGAATTTTATTCACTATAACTATAGTTTCTTTGGTAATCTAATGGAAGAAGGAGATCGATTAATCGTTATTCCTATGGCTAAATCTAATAAGACGATTAGGAGGAGTATGAGGTTTGCATGATTAAAGACATTAATATTGAAGAAGTACAACCAGATGGTACAAAAAAGAAAATTGCAAGTTCTGATTCGAAAGATGCAGCAAACGGGTATCATAATTATCTTATTATGTTCAATGCTGTAGTGGATTTGGATTTTTCTATCTTAAGAATGATTCAGGCTGAATATAACAACCCCAAGTTCATTGATGAAGAAGTAATGCATATGACAACAAAAGAAGTTAAATATCGACTTATCAATAGAACTGACCCAAATCCAGTATCAATTTGTATAAAGGATAAAGAACTTGCTGATAGTATCTATAAAGAAATTATGTTATCAAGATATTCTGATTTATTGAAAGAAGAGAAATATCTTGCAATTACAGGTATCTTCTTCCTTGTATCTGTGTTCAGCAATATAGAAAATACGCATGTTAATATCTTATGTACAAGTGAAGAAGAAAAAGAAGTAATTCGTAAATATCATTCTAAAGTAAATGTGATTGTAATGAAAGACCCATCGGACATTAGTCTAGACGAGTATACAGAATTTATATTTAAGAATAAGAATGACGTTTACAAGTTTAAGAATGTCTTTAATGAAAAACGCATCCTACTGTTAAACTATGCTTTTAATTTAACAATAGATAATAAACCATATCCGGATGTTGAATTAGCACATTACTTATGGAATACAGGATATTCTAAAACAGCAATCGTCGATACTTATCAAAAGAGCGATCCAGACTATGCGACTTTTAAATTTAAGGTAAAAAAGAAACATAAAAACAAATAAGTAAATATAACTAAGGAGGAAAACAAATATGCTTTTTTCAAATATTGTTGACAAAAAAACTCTTAGAAAGACCCAGATTGAAACAATGAATTTCTTAAAGAAAGCTTTAAGTAAGTCATTCGGTCCTTATGGTTCTAACTCTATTATTTATAAGGAAGGCTCTCTTCCTAGATATACAAAGGATGGTCATACAATCCTAAATAGTATTCAATTCTCTGGTGAAATTGAACGGTCTGTACTTGCAGATATTCAAGAAGAAACTAGAACACAGGCTATTAAGATTGGTGACTCCACCACTTCTATCACAATTCTTTCTGCTATGATTTTCAATGCTCTAGCAAAGTATGAAGAAGAAAGTGATAAGAACATCACACCAGTATCTATTGTAGAAACATTCAAGGAAATCTCTGAAGAAATCTGTAAAGAGATTAAGAAGAACGGCAGAGAAGCAACAATTGATGATATGTATAATATTGCATATACTGCTACAAATGGTAATAAAGCACTTGCAGATATGCTAAAGAATGTTTATACGGAATATGGACTTGATGTATATATCGATGTCAAGGCATCCATGAATGGTACTACTTATCTTAAAGAAATTAATGGTTTGACTATGGATTGTGGTTTTCTTGATCCTACATTGGTAAATGATGTAGAAAAGAATGCTTGTGTAATTCATAATCCAAAGATTTATTCTTTCAAAGATCCAATTGATACAATGGAAATGGGATTGTTCTTGGATGCAATTCTTTATAATAATATTGTAAAGCCTTTGAACGAAAAGAAGACTGAAAATATGATTCCAACTGTTATTATGGCTCCAAGAATTTCTAGAGACTATTCTTCTTATATTGATTCTTTGATGCAATTGATGGCAGGTGCTCCAGCTGCAAATCGTGGATGGTTGAATATTATCACAGACATTCAGGGATGTGACATGGAACAATATGAAGACATCTGCGACCTTTGTGGTTGTAAGGCAATTAAGAAGTATCTTGATCCAGAAATTCAGAAGGAAGATATTAAGCAGGGTCTCGCACCAACACCGGATACAGTTGTTACATTTGCTGGTGAAGCAGAAATGGTATCTTCTGATGCAAATAAGACCACATTTGTAAATCCAATGAAGATGTATAAAGATGATGGTTCTTACTCTGGATTGTTTAATCAGAGAATTGACTATTTGGAAAAGCAGATTCATAAGCTTGAAGTAGAAGGAAATAACACTACTGATGTTTATACTCTTAAAAAGAGATTAAATTCTTTGAAGGGTAAGATGGTAGAAATCTTTATTGGTGGTGTAACTGTAGCAGATAGAGATGCTGAACGTGATTTACTTGAAGATGCTGTATTGAACTGTCGTTCTGCTGCTCTGAATGGTGTAGGATATGCAGCAAACTATGAAGGGCTAAGAGCATCAAATAAGGTATTTGAAGAATTGTATTATGATCAGGAATTTAACAACCCACTTAAAACTTCTATTGCTAAGATTATTTCTGAAGCATACTTTGATATTTCTTCTTTGCTTTATTCTAGCATTGGCTCAAATCCAGATAAAGTAATTACAGATTCTTTGTATACATATGACTGTCCAATGAATGTTGTAACAAAGTCTTTTGATAAATCTGTATTATCTAGTATTGATACCGATATCTGTATTATTAATACAATTTCTAAGATTGTTACAATTATGGCAACTGCAAATCAGTTTGTACTTCCAACCCTTAATATCAATAAGTATTAATTATTAAAAGACAAGTAGGTTCTTAATTGAACCTACTTGTTTTGATTTGAAAAACATTATATTAAATATACTATGAAAGGAGGATAAACGATGTCTTCTGCTAGAAAGTATAAATGTATGTTTTGTAATAAGACATTTGAAAGAAATAAATTAGCGAGTCATATTGATAAGTATCATGATGATATGTTATGTCCTGAAAAAGGATTTACTGCAAATAGAATTGTATTTGATACTTGTAATAGAAAAGAACCTGTAGGAGCTTCTTACGGTGTTTGTCGTATTTGTAAGAAACCAACAGAGTGGGATGAGAAGTCTGTTCGTTATAAAGCATATTGTTCTGAGAAATGTAAAGAACAAGCTAGAAAAAACTATGAAAAGAATATGCTTAAAGTATATGGAAAGACAACCTTGTTAGATGATATGGAATGGCAAGAAACTAAAATGCTTGCTAACCGTGGAATATCCGGTAAATATAAATGGTCTGATGGTACTTATAAACAATACGTTGGTAGCTATGAGAAGAAATTCTTAGAATTCTGTGATAATGTATTAAATATCGATTCAGGGGATTTATTAACTCCTGGTCCTACAATCTATTATGAATTCGAAGGAAAAGAACATACTTGGATTACTGATGCAATCTATCTTCCATATAAACTTGTGTTTGATATTAAAGACGGTGGAGATAACAAGAATAATCGAGAAATGCCAGAATATCGAGCAAAACAAATTGTGAAAGAAAAGTTCATCACTGACCAAGGTGAGTATAACTATATCAGACTTACAAATAATGAATTCGTTCAATTGTTGACAATGTTCGCTGAATTAAAAGAATCCTATTCTAATGAAGATGAACCAAAAACAATTTCTAGAATTCATGAACATACAGCTCCAGGTGCAATTGGTGGAATGGTTGGAACAATGCCAGATACAATGATGCCTAGTGTATTTGTAACAAAGTATACAAATAAAGATACAATGGAATCTGGTTTTGCTTTGTCGAATGATATTACTTCTGAGTATATGATTGCTCGTGATAAAGAGTCCGGTAAATTAAAAAAGAAGAAATCTAAAGAACTCCTATATAATACAGAATGTAAAACATACAAATATGTTGGAGATGATATCTCCAATATTCTAAGAACCGTATATGAAGATTACAAAAATGAAACTTATGTAGATTATCAATATATTCCGTGTATTGTAACTGAATTCGATAATATCTTATCAGATGACCAATTAGAGTTCAGTGAAGTATTAGAATATGTGGATAAAGAATTGATTCAAGAAAACTTCAATAGTAGCCTTGCTACTATACAATTTCAATCGGATGCAATTATAAATCATTATAAACCGATTGTATTTAATATACTAGAACCGGTTAAGTATGAATATAAGAAAAACTTATTAAAAGAATATGAAGATTTAACCATTCTTCAAAACATGAATGGTACTTACTTTGCATATAATAAGCTTAATTGTAAACGTACAAAAAGCGTATCTAGTATCTATGAAATAACAGAAAGCATGCTGAAGTCAATATCAGCACCTAATTAAAGGAGGAACTTAAAATGAAGTTTAACGAAAGAGTATTTAGTTGCATTCTAGAATCGAGTGGTTGCCATTCTAAGAAAGTTACAAAAGATGAATGTGTTGAAGCTTGTGAAAGTTTCGAAGATACAATTGGTAATGGACATAATTTTTCTAAGGTTACAGTACCAAGTGGTTTAAAGTTTTCCGAAGAAACTGTTCCGGTTTGTAGTACTACCAAAGGTGAATGTGGTGAAACTGAATGCGGAAATATGAATGAAGCTGCATACTTTATTGATGGTAGATTGCTTGACATTTATATGTCTGACAATGGAATTACAGATGATGCTGTAGCAGTTAAGAACATTTGTGAACATTACGGTATTTATCCAGAAGACGTTTATGTTGTTGTAGAATGTGATGAGATTAATCAGGGATTGGTTGATGATTGTAAGAAAACTTATACATCTTGCGGACTGTTAAAGAGATGTGACAATCAAATCAAGAACTGCATCAATGCTGGTATTAAGGTAGTAAAGCGTTCATAATTAAATGACTCAGTAGGTTAGTTCCTACTGAGTCAATAACTTCCTTATAAATTAAAGGAGGTAAATACCATGAGTAGTAGAAAGAGAAAGAAACAACCAGCACAACAGCCAAAACCAGCAGTTACAGTTAAACCTATAACTCAGCAACCAGCACAACCTAAAAAAGAACCGGTTTTAAGCCATCGTCTATCAATAGAACTAACGAAAGACCATTCTCCTGTATTAAGAAAAAATAAATATGGTGATATTACATATAGTATGCAATATGTGGGTGATGAGAAATATGAATATTGGATTGTTTATGACGATTCTAGAAGACCAATTAAGTATATTGATAGTAGAGGGTATACTTGGTCTTGTACATATAACTCAAAAGGTAATATATCAACTTACTGGGATAATTCAGGATATTCAGAAGTTTATCGATATTATGCGAATGGTTTGGTAATTTGTACAAATTCATACGGCGTTAAAACAAAAAAGAAAATAATCAGAGATGAAAGACTAAAATTTATCTCAAGAAACTCATTCATAACTGCAAATGATTATATATTATCAAAGTGAAAGAAGGTGATAATGTATAATCTAAAACTATGAAAGGAGGTATATCACCAATGAAGAAAGATAAAAATATGGGAGACGGTATATTTGAAATAATTGCATACATTGTGATATTTATCACAATGATTTTACTTCCCGCATTAATCACATTTGGTGTGATTAAAATAATAAAAATGATATTTCCATTTGTTATTATTACAATGGCTACAATTACAGAAACATTCGTTGTAAGTATGATAATCTTTATTGCCATACTTATAATGGTTTCATTCAAAAAGAAGTAAATCTTAGGAGGAAAATATTATGGCAAACTGGTGTGAAACTTATTTAACTTTTCAGAGCAATGGTTCTGAAGCAGGAAATCAGGCTTTGGTGGATTTTTACAGTAAATTGATAAGTGCTGGTATAAACGCTTGTTGTATTGATTCGGAAGGTCATTGGCGAAAAGTACTATGGGAACAAGATGTCGAAGATTATGTCATGACAAAGATAGACTCTTTGAAAGACAAGAGCATAAATGCTGACAAAAGAGGTTATATCGAATATATGTCTTGTGTAGACAATCACACGTTTCAGGTATTGTGTTATGATGCATGGGTGCCTAATGTAGATTTTTGGTATATCTTGACTACTGCATTATACCCAGAAGGACTCATCGAAATTCTATATCAAGCCACTGAACCAGGAAGTGAAATATTCCTTACAAATGATAGAGGCTTATTGCCTAAATATCATATGAATGTGTCTATCAACGGGATAACTAATTTATTGAATTTTCCTGATATGTTTAATCAGCAACTTTCCTATGGTCCTTTTATGTATCTGGCTGGTCAAGATGATATTCAAATTTATCATGATTATAAGTGTGACTACGCTAACAAAAAGGTACTTCATAAATTCGACAATATTGAATATTGTAAAGATTTTGAAGGAAATGAAGATGAAATCCTAGCTCAATTTCAAGATTCTGGATTAGGATGGCACAGTTCTTTAGATAACGCAATCGACTCTCTCTGTTCAAATGGTGCAGAAATTTGGAAAGATAGATTTGAGTTTGAAGAAATTCAACCAAGCCAAAAATTCTTTGTCGACAAGAAATTGGAGGAGGATTAAATATGGTGCAATTAAAGGTAGCGGGCTTTGCTAAGAATAGCATTGTTGATGGGCCTGGTATAAGATATGTAATCTTTACCCAAGGCTGTTATCATAAATGTGAAGGTTGTCAAAACCCACAAACTCATAATCCTAATGAAGGAAAACTCATTGATATCAATGAGATTCTGGATGAGATATTAGGAAGTACAATGATTGAAGGGGTGACGTTCTCTGGTGGAGAACCATTCCTTCAGGCTGATGCATTGGCTGAACTTGCTGTTCGAATTAAACGAGCAGATAAAAGCCTTAGTATTATTTGTTATACAGGATACACTTATGAGGAACTCACAAAGATTATTGAATCTGGTGTATTATCGTATTTCAAACTTTTATCTAATGTCGATTATTTGATTGATGGTAGATTCGAACAAGATAAAGCTTCTCTTAACTGTAATTGGAGAGGTAGTACCAATCAACGGATAATTGATGTAAAACAATCATTAGCACAGAAAACTATCGTAGAAGTAGAATTGTAAAGAACGGGGATAGTGTGGTTTCATTACTACACTATCCCTTAACTTTATAATAAAGATTATTTTTTAAGGAGGACTTTAAAATGTTAGTTCGTTATGAAGAAGGATTAAAGGATTTTGTTAGAAACACCACTACTACGAAGTATGAAAAATTTAATGGTAGTGATAAGAAGAATGTTACTAGTGTAACAAAGGATATCACTCACGTAGTCTTTAAGGATGAAGAGGGAACTTATCCAACTGGTAAGATTGTTACGAGCGATAAATTTGTCGATTCATATAAGTATGAATTTGACAAAGATGAAATCGGTAATGTCAATAACTGCCGAGTATTCAAAACAAGTAAAAAGAATGGAAAGTCTTTAGATATCGAAAAGGTAGAGGTTGTTAAGTATTATGATTCACTTGGTAGATTGATTAGAGAAGAAGATAAAACTAGAGATGGTGTTACCTTCCGAACAACTTTATATGACTATACTGTGGATAACAAAGTTTCTAAGAAGACAGTTAAAGGAACTCATACAATTACATACACAAAATTCTACAAAGATGAAGTATCTTCTATTGTAGATAAGACAATTGAAAGTAAGATGCAGCATGTAAAGTATCGTGCAGATTTTGATGTTTTCGGAAATATTATTAAAATCTATGATGGCGATAGACACGTTGAAAAGGATTATGAAAGAGATTTAGATACTGATGGAAAAACTTTATCTGAAACAATTCGATTCTTTGATGTGTCTTTACCTGATAAGAAACTTATCTCTTATATTACAACGTCCTATAATCCAGCAGCTGATTATAAGATTTCTGAAGTAATTAAGAATGGTATTCTTACGGAAAGATATACATATGATTTAAATGGAGATGAAATTTCTATGATGTTAGATAATGGAAAGATTGAAACATTTAGAAGAACAGAACGAACTGTTGATTCTGATACAGGTGATATTACTGAAATCAGTAAACTTATCATAATTGATAAGAAGACACAGAATGTAATTAAGGATAAGGTTGTTCAGAACGTATTTGATAAGGACAAAAAGAAGATTTTATCTTATTCTGATTCTGAAAATAATATCGTTACGACATATGAATATGATGATAATGATAGACGTTTATCTGCGATTACAAAACAGTCTTTCGATGGTGAATTAAAGACTATCAGTGAAATCAAATATGAGTATACAGATGATGAAGATAACAATACTCATACTAGAAAGAGAACTGATATTCGTTATGATGCAGCTGGTAATATCACTGCTAAAACAATTCATTATGAAGAAGATACAGAGAATACAGAAGTTCTTCAGTTTGATGAATACACATACGAAAAACAAAATAAAGAATATATTTAAGCAAAATAATATATAAAGGGGTGATACATTGTATCACCCCCATCTTTATTTTTTCAAAACATATGACCAAATTCTCTTTGACATAACTTCACATTGTAATAGGTATATACAAGTCCCATGAATGCACGATAACAATTTTCAATAAACTCGTAATCATATGGATTTGTAAAGTCTAGATTGAACTCTCTAAACTTTGGTTCTTTTTTATCAAATTGTAATATAATACAACCATTGATATTAATATTCTTTAGTGTATATAATAGATAACGATATGCTGCTAATTGCATGAAGTACTTATATCCTACATGATTAGATGTCTTGAAGTCAATCAAATACGGCTTATCATCAATCGAGATGAGTAAATCATATGTTCCTGCAAAGTATTCTCCAATCAATGCTTGTTCTTGTCCTAATACTTTTACTCTATGACAATTATTAACTCCATCCCACCATTCTTTAAATGATTGTAAACATACATTATCATTTTCAATTGGTTTTCGTTTTAAATACATTTCAATTGATTCATGCACCATTGTACCAAAATCTGCAGCTTTACTAGCAACTTCTTTATTATCTTGTCCTTGTCTACCGATTCTATTTGCCCAAGCAATTAATCCTTCTGAATCGATAAACGATAATAATTCTGTTACACTTGGGATGCCTCTCCCATTAATATGGTAGCGTGCTTTCTTACCTTTGTCAAATTTTGTGATATCGTTTAATAGTAATTCTGGTTTTATCATTTTGTAAATAATCACCTCACAATCTACAATTTAATAATAAGTTGAACCATATATTATTTATGTGATAGCAAAGATTGGTTTAATCTTAATTATGTTATTGGAAGGAGAATCTCAATGTTATCAGAAGAAAGACGAGCTAAATTACTGCAAGCATCTCAAGCTGTAAGAGTTCAAGATGCTCAGATTCAGTCTCATTTGGATACTATGTCTGACGAAGAGATTAATAACTTTGTAGAACAGAATCCAGAAATTGAAGAAATGTTATCGGTAGGTGCAGACCAAGATAATCCTAGAATTGTAGTTGACTATGATAATCAACCAAACAATCAACAAGAAATTTCTATTGCACCACCATGGGAAGGAATTCTTTCCACTACAGCTCAGGCTGCACAACAAGGAAAGGTGAATCTTTTCCAACTTGGAAATCCATCTAATTGTATCTCTTTTGGAAATAATAACTATGGAGGATATGTTGGAAATCAACAACAAGACGAAAGAATCAAAAGATATACACCAGGGATGAGATTATACGGAATCAATCCATATAACTTTTATAATGCTGAGGCAATGGAAAACTACTATCAGTCCTTAGAAGAAGACAGAGAGCATCAATGTAATCAGCAGTATGGATGGGCATTGTTTATTGCCCGTCATAATCCTTCAAAGGAAATGATGGATTGGGCTGAAAGCTTCAAATTTAAGTCAGCTGAACAAATTCTCAAAGAACAAGAAGAAGCAAAAATTGAAGCTGAAAGAGAAAGAATGGAAGCTCTAAAAGAAATGGAAGGAGACGGAAGTGACATCATTTATAATGTTTATGACATTAATGGTATCCGTTATCAAAGAGCAATTTCATTCAAAATTATCGATTGTGAAACTGGAAATGTCATCAGAGAAAAGAATTATAAGACAAAAGACAACAGAGGACAGTCTTATACAATTCATACTAGAATGGAAGATAGACAAAGACAGTATGAAATGGAACAATTCCGAAACGAAGTTGCTCTCTTCGAAAAGAGAATGCAAATCACAGATGCATTAATGAAGAAAGCATATTTCGATAATATCAATCGTTGGAATGCTTGGAAAGCAGAGGGGCTTTCTTTAGCAGAACAGTACGCAAGACGTGAAGATGAAAGAATTGATTGGAAGAAACAAGAACAACTCATCGAAAGAGCTTTGAGAACAGCAGCATTCTCAAAGGATTCGTTTAATAAGATTCTTTCTGCATGCTGCAACACTGATCTAACTTACGATCATCGTTCAAACTTCTTTAGTCTGTCCTATGACTTTGAACGAGATCTTCATTATAGAGCTTTAACCTCAACTCCTGAAGAAATGAGCACTGACCCACTTGTTCATCAAAAGCTTCAAGAAGAATATGAGATAAAGCGAAAGTTATTCTTGGATAAGGTATACTCTGGTAATCTTGGTTGTCAAATGGCAAATGATGCACATTATCATCCTACATTTGGTAAAACACCAATCGACCAATTAACCTTGGACGATTATAAGAAACCTGAGAATCAGTTCATGTATACAAAGCAAGTAACCCCTCAACTTGCTACCGAGAATCTATTTATCCCCAAAGACTTATCAAAAACAAAAGAAGATTTATCACCAGAAGAGTTAAGAGAAATGGGAGTAAATGTAGACGACAACGGCAATATAGTTCCTCTTAAACGAACGATAGGATATGTTTCTGTCGATGATGATACAGGAGAGATATTATCACAAGAGGAATTTGATGTGGGTCCTGGGTCTGGTGCACATGATGTATCTGAGAAAATGTCAGATGATCAACTTTCAAACTTTTTCTAAGAAGGTGAGATAATGAAAATGAATAAGAAGCTATCTGATATTTACAGAAAAGATGTCATCAAAGACTCTGAATTTTTAAGACAGTTAATCTATGAGTATGATTCTTATCAGGTTAATCCGTTACTATCTTATTTCACTACAGAAGATATTGCTGAAATCTATCGATTAGCAATATCTCCTGCTTATAATGGTGAAATTCATGAGAAGTATCGGTTACTTGGTGAAATCATGAATAGAAGAGGGTTTAAGTTAATTGGTGGAGGTACAAATAGACGTGCTTATGAATGTATCTATGACGACCGTGTTGTAGCGAAAGTTGCAACTGATAGGGTAGGTCTTACAAGCAATCTAAAAGAATTTGTAAACCAGAATGTCTTAAAGCCGTTTTGTAATAAAATCTTTTCCGTTTCTCCTGATGGAGCTTTATCCATCATGGAAAAGGTAGTTCCGATTAAAGATGTATCGGAATTTCAAAAGTATGCTCCTGAGATTCATGAAATCTTATTCTTTCGATTTCGTAATCATGACCTTGCGATGGATGATATTGGAACAAGATCTATGAAGAATTGGGGGTACCGCCAAGGGTTTGGTCCAGTACTATTAGACTATCCGTCTATGTATGTAGCAAATCCAAAGAAACGATTGTGTCCAAATATCGTTGATGGTAGAATGTGTTGTGGAACATTAGACTATGATGATGGATATAATCGTATCGTATGTACAGAATGTGGTAGAACATTCGAAGCATCAACGTTATCTATGCCTAAGGGAGATGAGTTATCAAATCTTCTTAGTGCTGTAGGATATAAAAAAGATAAAGAAAAAGGAGTAAAGAAAATGAAAATTCAAATTACTGACATCGAAACAGGAAGAACCGAAGTTAGAAACTGTGATGCTCGTAGCAAGCATATTGATTATACGGTTTCCAACATGAGTAACAAGGTTGAGTATCGTCAGAAACCATCTACACCGATGAAAAAGAAGAAGAGAAGAGTTATCATTACTTCTCTGAATCCAGAAGAGGAAGTTGTTACAACTCCGACTCAGACAACAGCGGTGGTAGAAGAACCAAAGCCAGAAAAGAAGGAAGAACCAAAAGCGAAAGAGGTTGTAACTTCTAAGTTGGTAGAGATGTTTAACATGTTAAACTCTGGTATCAACTTTACGGTTTTGAACGAAAAGAAAGATGCTATGACACTTATGAAGTTAGCAAAGGAAATTAACGAAATGACAACTGAGAATCATTTCGTTGAGGTTAAGGAAGCAGCTCGTATCTATAAAGATATGTGC